AAAAAAAGCAGCAGAATTATTATGTCTTATTAATAAAAATTGGTTGTTAGTTGTGTCTTTTAATTCTATTGTTGGTGTGTCAGCTTGTGTAAGTGATATATCACCTGCAAAAGTTGCAGATTTATCATGATTTAATGTTAGAGATATTCCTACTCCTGTTGTAAATTCTAAATTTGCTTGGTTACCAGTTGCTGTATTTCTTATATAACCCCAGTTATTATCACTACCGTTTACATTGTTTTTTATAGCTAAAGCATAACTTGGTAAGTTTAATTGAGCGTTAGTGCCTGCATAAATACCAGTGCTGCCCATACCTACAATACCAGCAAAAGTCGCATTTTGTGAAGTGTCTAATGTAAGTGCTAATGTACTATTAGTTAAAAACGCTATATTAGTGTTTGTGGTAGTTCTTATACTATTTTGGTCTATTCTTAATGTCTGTGTAGAGCTTTGTAGTCGTAATTCAGCATCTCCAGACGCAGGATCTACAACAACTGAATTACCTGCAAAAGTTGCATTACCTGTTGTATCTATTGTCAATTTATCAGAAAATGAACTACCTGATGTTTGAAACTTTAATACACCACCATCAACTCCAATAAAAGCGGACGTGCTATCATCAAAGTCTTTTAATTGTAAAAAAACATTTCCACCAGTTCCTTCAAATAATGCTACTGTTGTAGTTCCTTTCACATGAAGTTCAGATGATGGCGCAGTTCCAATTCCAACCCCAGTACCATCACCTTTTATTGTCATTAAATTATTTGAGCCTTGAGTAAATGTAACATCCCTACCTGTCAATACAGTATCTATATCTAAACTACCACTAGCTGTAAATATTTGATTAGTAATTATATCCGTAAAACTTGCAGCATCTACAGAACCACCTATAGTTACATTACCTGAAGCATCAACCTTAAATCTCTCTGTTAATGTTGGTGCGTTACCAGCCGTACCTGATGCTGCATTTTTAAATGTAAGTATACCAGCTTCTTGTGTTAATTGACTAGCTTCATTTGTTGTTAAATAAGCATAAGTTCCTGTATCAGAATCTATATATAAGTTATCTGAAACAGTCATACCAGGTATACCACCGCTACCATTTTCTGATATTAAAGATCCTTTTGATCCAATAAACATTTGATTCCATGTTGCATGTAAATCTGTTCTTGGAAAACCTGATAAACCTAAATGTCCACCTGAAATTGTTACATCACCTGCAAAAGTTGCAGACTTATCACTTTTAGCAATGCTTAAAGCATTAGCACCATCTATTTGAAATTTTATACCACCAGTTGATGAGTGTTCGTTGTTAAGTGTAAATCCTCCATCAGATGAATTATATAATTCTAATTCTGTTTTTCTTGTAGTACCGCCACTACTAAAATCTGCTATTATTTTTTTACCAGCTGTACTTAATTCTACATCACCTGCAAAAGTTGCAGATTTGTCGTGATTTAATGTTAAAGATACTCCTATTCCTGTTGTAAATTCTAAATTTGCTTGGTTACCAGTTGCTGTATTTCTTATATAACCCCAGTTATTATTACTACCACTTACATTGTTTTTTATAGCTAAAGCATAACTTGGTAAGTTTAATGCAGCAGTTGTACCACTTGTATATATTCCAGTCGCACCTATCCCAACAATTTGTGAGTTATTAATTGTTATAGCCCTTGTATCGTTTGTTTTTATGGAAAAAGCATGATTAGTTACAGTACCAATTTCCATATCAGTAGTGCCATCATTATATTCTATAGCACCTGCTACCGCATCACCAGCTCTAACAAATTCTAATATTTTAACGTCATCAGCACCATTGTAATTACCTACAAGTTTTAATGGTTTTTTACCTGCTTGACCTGGATCTAATGTTAACGTACCATCACCTAATGCTAAAGAAAAAGGCGTAATGCTTGTAGTTGATATAGTAAAGTTAGTTCCTGTTGCTGTTAAACTTGGATCTAAACCACCACCAGCTGTATTATTAAATGTTAATGCAGGTGTTGATTTTTGTATTGTAACATTACCTTTAAAAGTTGCATCGCCACCTACTGCAATTTTAAATAATTCAGTTCCAGTTGAACCAGTAGATACTGTAAAATCACCACCACCACCATCGTTTAGGTTTGTAGCCATTGCAATACCAGCAATAGAACCTAATGTAGTTGAGTTAACATCAGCGTTGTGAGCGGTAGAATCATCATCAAAATCTAAAAAGTTATCTGTATTACCATCTGTTTGTATTACGTTGTTTAATGGTAATTTTATATCACCTGCAAAAGTCGCGGCGCTTGAAGTTAATGTTAAAGCGTGATTACCACCAGCAG